CTCGCAGGCAGTGTACAAAAAACTTGTTTATCCCCTGCACTAAAATTAACTAAGGCATCTCCATTGGAAGAAGTGATGACTGTATCTCTGGATAAGGTATCAGGAGTTGCGTCAGTGACGGTTCCCAATCCTACTTCAAATTCGGTGCCACCAAAAATACAATAGTACGTGGTATTTCCTGTTCCTATTCCTGAGACAAAGGTTTCAAAACCATCCGCAGCTCCGTCTAAATCAAACGTGCCTGTGCCTACAGTGGTTGATGTTTCTTTTACTCGATCGTGTACAATTAATGCCATTATGCTACATACCTATCATTGACTTCTGTCCAATTATTATTAACAGAATTATTAACTTCTGTCCATGTGGAAGAGACGCTGTCATCCACCTCCACCCAGTTGGAAGTCACGGAATCATCGGTCTCGGACCAACTAGAAACAACAGCATCATTCACTTCTGTCCAGTTCGAGGTCACATTGGCATTGACCTCGGCCCATGCGATCACGCCTACATTCGCCACAAACATCTCAATTAGTTGACTTGTAGGGAAGACTGTAGCTCCTTCAGCAACCGTCACATTGCCCATAACCATTCCAGCATCAACGCCTGTGACAGGCACATTGGCGTTACCAGAAACGGTGGCGGTGCCTTCGGTAAAGGCTAAAGAAACTCCTGTGATCGAAACTACAGCAGAACCGACTGCAGTGGCTGTGCCTGTTTCAAAAGAGGCCTCGACACCTGTAACATCCACATCAGCTGAAGCAGCAGCGGTGGCGGTACCTGTTTCAAAGGAGGCTTCCGCACCTGTTAAAAGAATATTTGCATCACCGGAGACAGTAGCCGTGCCTTCCGTAAAGGCTAAAGAAACTCCTGTAACAAGGACATCGGCATTGGCTTGAATAGCAACCGTGCCTGTTTCAAAGGAGGCCTCGACACCCGTGACATCAAAATTAGCATCACCGGAGACAGTAGCTGTGCCTGTTTCAAAAGAAGATTCAACTCCTGTTAAAAGAACATTCGCTGTTCCTGTCGCATCAGCCGTGCCTGTATTAAATGATAATTCTTGTCCTGTAACAGCAACAACAGCACTACCCGTAATGGTAGGTGTTCCAATAACTGCATCTATTTGATCTTCAGCTGCGGTAACGGTAATACTTCCATCACCACTAATAATTAAGTTCTGAAGAGCAATGTCGGAGGATACTCCTGTTGGAGTGACAACCGCACTTCCAATAACTGTTTCATCACCGAGAGTAAAGGATAGACTTTGGCCTGTTAAAGAAACGACAGCATTGGCTGAAATAGTAGCCGTGCCTAAAGTAGAAGTAATCGAAACGCCTGTTAAGGCAACATTAGCATCCGCAACAATAGCAGCAGTGCCTATCGCAGTGGATAGTTGAACGCCTGTGATGGCGACAGTGACATTAGTAGAGCCGGTAGCCGAGAATGGTGCCTCAGCAAAGGCGACTCTTCCTAGCATCATCTAGGAACCTCCTAGCTTATTCTAAGAATTGCGTTTGTAGCGTCGTTTGTTGGAAACTGAATTGTAAATGTTCCTGATGTCGATGTCTTCACACCACCAAAATCAATCACTGCAATCGCTGCATTGACGTTCGCTGATGAAGTGTTGTAAATCAAAGCTGCTTGAGCTGAGATGGTTGCACTTGTAAATGATAAATCATCAAAGTCGACAAAAGCTGTCGATGCTGTTGCGCTCGTTTTGGTTAAGCTGACGCTAGCATTTGCTAAAGTACCACCGCCCGCTGAATATGAGCCTGAATCACCAACTTCGTTTGAAGCGGAATAGGCTGATGTGTTTGCATCCAATGAAGCTGAATCTGTATAGAGAGCGAGTTTGATTGTATCGCTTGATATATCATGGTCGCCATCTAACAACTGCTGTTTGAATGTTGCACAAACTGCTTGGTTAATTGCCATTTTTAGTTACCCCTTTATGGTGCCTGTGATTTCATTGGGATTCTTACCACACCATCACTGTATTCATCCCTACGTTTACGACCCATTTGCTCTTGAGCAAAATCTTGCAGAGCTACTTGGTACTTAGATTCGTATAATTGCATATCTTGAGGGTTTTTCAAGTAAGAATAAGCTTCAGAAAGAACCCCATAGATTAAAACCTCTGGAGCATTATTAGAGATAAAGGTTGTCGTTGTTGTATTACTTGTTCCATCTCCTAGTCGTTCTGGTTGTTCATTATACCAAACGGAAATAGTATAGGTATCATCAGGAGTAGGCGCTAAAATTAAGGTATTGTTGTCCCAATTAGCCCAATATTTAGGTTCTCCTGTGGTTGTTCGGTTGCTTGTATATTCATCAACAAACGTCGTATCTCGTTGCTCTAACCAAACTCGTGCATTAGTTGAATTATTTGTAATAATCTGAACACCTCTAGCTAATCGAAAAGTGCCAGGCATGTTTGCTAAATCAACAAAAGAATTGTTAGCAGTGAGAGTGGTTGTCGCATATCGTCTTTGTTCATCTAAATCTATTTGTCTAGCAATTTTATTTTCAATATTCGTAATAAACACATTAATAACGGAATTAGACAAGACATTACTGTCTACCTCGGTGTAGTTTCTGACATTGGTTAATAATTCACTATAGTTCATGATGTTACGATTGTTACTGTACCAACTCTACAGGATATTAGCAAGTCATCTTCTTGCTCTGAAGGCAACATACCATTAGAAGTAAAAGCACTGTCTCCTGGTGCTCCAACAAAAACAGTCATGGGTTCAATACGAGCAGGTCTTGGATTTTTCACCGCTATGGCATCTGCTGCGTGATACGGTGGATCTAGTTGAGGATGTTTAGGCTCCCAACACTCAGGACAAGTAAATAATCCATTCCATTCTTTTTTAAGCTGTAATAATTTATATTGCTGACCACAACGATCACAGATACCTACCGCAAATTTTCCAGTTGCAAAAGCCATAGATTAACCTCCTGGAAAGAAATTCGACGGCACAATATGCACAGAAGTTCTTTGACCATTTTCAACAAGAGCTCTTTGCATTTCATCTTCATAAATCATTTTTAATTGCTGAGTTAGCTCAGGTCTTTTTTTCATTGAAATATAGTAAGCCATACCAGATGCAAGGCAGGGAATAAAGTTATAGTAGACATCAGGATCGTTTGTATAGGCCCCTGCATCTTCAATAATTCCTACATAATAGTAAAATATCTGACTGCCTGTTGTATCAGGTGTTTGATATAAAGTAATAGTTGGAACATACTGTCGATCAACATAGTATTGACTTGGTGTTCCTTGAGAATTTTTATTAGGTAAATTAATATACTCAGAACGAGATATTTTAGTCATTGATGTATCTTGTTGAGTACTTCCTGATCCTGTTCGATATACTACTTCTAGAATATCGGAAGCATCGCTTGGAGCATTATAGGTGGCTGTGCCTTGAGTTAAGTTTTGTGTATAAGATTTAACTTTCCATAGATGAACACCTCTGTTGCCCCACTCAGCTAATAAAATATTTAAACTACGACGGGCTGTTCGTAAGTCATAACCTGATCGAACAGACGAAATCATACATCTTTCAAATGCTTCATCGATTAGTTCATCAATGCTAAGAGTAAAACTTGTTGTTCCTGAAGTAGTTGGTGTTGGCATTTATTTTTTCCTTTTCCTTGTAAAAGTTTTTACGTTTGTTGGCTTTGGGCCTGTGTTGCCTGCAGCTCGTTTACGCTTCACGGCGCTTGCTCTTTCTCCTTTGCTCATGGATCTTGCTTTTGCTAAAGGAACACATTTTGGATAACCTTTTCTTGTTTCACCTTTACTACGACCACAAGGTTTAAAACCACCTTTGCCATCAGGCGCTCCAATGTCCACCCATTTTTCTGCAACCCATTTACGTAATCCATTTTTAGCCATTACACAAACTTAGTGACCTTTCGTCTGTCTTCCATGATACCCCCACAAGCTTTAGCGATACCGCCTTGATTATAATTAGAAACTCTTTTTCGTTGTTGTGAAACTTCGTTAACCATTCCGCCATCAGCTTTTTTCTTTGGCTTCTTTTTCCCGCCAGGAGTTACTTTGCCTGAGCAAACAGCACTTGCATACATATTGGCATAAGCACTTGGATAAACCTTAAACTTACGCTTTGCAGCTGCTTTACCTCTAG